GTCTGCCTCTTTGCTGCCACCCATTCCTCTTGCTTCAATATGATGTACGTCTACCGCTTGTGAGCCACACACTTCGCAAGGAATGAAGTCGGTTGTTTTATAACCCATCCCCTGCAAATAAATTTGTGTGTGTTTCCTCATAGCTTCCCCATTAAATTTTCCGTTGATTAATAATTAAAAAATTTAACTATGAGAAATTAGTTTATTATAAATATACTTTCTATCTAAATTTATACCATCAAAGTTATAATTCTTTTGGCAGAACTCAAAAAGCTTTTCTCCGCTTTCCTTTCTCATATCAGCATCGCTTACCAAATCTTTGATATGTTTGTACCAATCCTTTTGGCTTTTTACATAGTGAACTGGCATATCTAAGTAAGGATTGACATAACTAACAATAGCAGGGTTCTTTTTTGAAGCCGTTTCTAATACCTTTAAGTTGGACTTCATAGAGTTAAACTTATTATCTACAAGCGGGATAATAGAAATATCGCTATCTGTATAAGCTCCCATATACTCCGTAACCTTTGCATAGTTATAAATCGTTGGGTTAAGCTTTAAACCACAAGTAAAGCTATCAATCATTTTATCCCAAATAGGTTTCTCTGCATCGTTATACCCTGCTATAACAGTTTTAATGTTCATACCTTGTAGCCTTTTAAACGGCTGCCTTAGTATTTCCAAGTCCCTTTCGTGCGTTCCGCTACCTGACCAGAATAATCTAATCTTGTAATCTTCGGTCTTGTTATCTTGGAACTGCTCTTTGCCGTAAGGTAATGCGTTTGGTAATATGTGAACGTTCTTATTGTATTTAGTTATTTCTTCTGCTAACCTATCGTGAGTACAGGTACAAAGGTCTGCAATCTCTAAGTAATCAGTAATCTGTTTGCCTATGTTATTGTACTTGTATCGGTAATACAATAGATGCGTTTCGCTTAGTTCCCAGTAATCATCGTTGTCGACTACTAACTTAAAGCCATACTTGGTGCGCCAAGTGTCCATTTGCTTTGCGTCTATCTCGTTTAACATTCTATTCATTAGCACAATATCCCACCCTTGTTCTAATACTTCGTCATTAAGTACGTCTGTAATAAGTGCGTATTCTTTTTCCATATTAACAATAGGCATCATAATTCGGTGGTATCCGACACCCGAGTTGGCAGAAGTTATACAAAGTATTCGCATCTTATATTTTTTTGGTTGTGATATATGTCTTGGTATTTATCCCATATGCTTTGCGCCCTTGCCAAACTTTCGTCTTTCATTCTCCTATACTCCGTGCCATTACCGACATCGTGTCCTATATGTTCTGAGCGCATATCTGGAAGGTAGTAATTAGTAAAGCCTGTAATAGTTGCACGTTCTCCATAATCTGCATCTTGCATTCCATAAGGGTCGTATGCTTCATTATAACCTCCAATTGTGTCTATAAGTTCACGAGTAATAAAGTTATCTCCAAAAGGTGTATGTACTTTATGTACTCCGTCTACTAAAGGAGGTAATGCTTCTACGCAATGTATTCCTATTATGCCTGTCTTTTCTATTCGTTGCGCAAACAATACAAAATTTGCTAACCAATTGTCAGGTAGTAAAATGTCATTGGCTAATAAACAAACTGCATCGTAGTCCTGAGTTATCCTAAGTCCTGCGTTTACTCCTGCTGCTATGCCTCGTTTTTCTTTTGATAAGTCATAACCAGTAAACGGGTAGTTAAACGTTTCGTGCGTGTCGCTGCCATTGTCTATTAAGAAGCAGTCCGCATCATAACCTTTATTATAAAAGTTTTGATTAATTACACGCTGAGTTAAGTCGTGCCTGTTTTGTGCAAGTAATAAGATTGCTACTTTCATTATCTTATGTTTGAGCCTATTTCCCTTGCAGGAACTCCTGCATATTTAGTATTTGGCTTTGCATCTCCTTTTACAAAGGCACTTGCTCCAACCATACAATTCTCGCCTACGTTTGCAAACTGGTGTAGAACTGCATTAAGTCCTATATTAGCGCCCTTATCTACAATAGAGTGACCGCCAATTTTTGCTCCGCAGCTTATTGTAACATTGTCTAAAATAGTGCAATCGTGTCCGATGTGTGCGTGTTTCATTATGAAACAATTATTACCAATGAACGTATCAATCTCAGTTCCTGCATCTATTGTTACAAGTCCTGTAATAACATTGTTATCGCCTATGTATACTTTACCTTTTTCTTTATTCCAGAACTTTTTATGCTCGGCTTTATCGCCTATAATACAATAAGCACCAATGTAGTTTCCGTCTCCGATAATTACGTTATCGCCAATGATAGCGGTAGGGTGAATAAAATTAGCCATTCTTTTTTTTATTTTTTGGTTTAGGTTGTATGTCGTACCATTCGTACAAACGTTTTATCATATCAAATATACAATGGCTGCACCATACTGTCAATATAAAATCTGGGTTCATATACTTGCGGTAAATATGCTCGTACATTTTTAAGATGTCCAAATCTATATTGCGCACATAGCCATTCTGAACCATTTCGTAATTTGGTCTATGCAGGTCTAAATAATTGCGATGTTCTATTTCCATAAGTTCCACATTAGTTTTGAAAGTAAAGGTGCTAACACTCCTGGTATAAATACAAACGCAATTATGTCTGTACATATTGCAGGTAGTAAATATAAAACTAAACCTGTCCAAGCTGCTAAACAACTCGTGCAACTAAAAGGCTTAAAATCTAAATACCATTTTCTATGAAATTGGTGTATCTCTACAAAGAAAATTGCAAAGCATATTGCTGCTATAATTATCATACTTGTATATTTTGGTTATTAAGTTTAAAATATAACTCGCTATTTTTATACATTAATTCTTCACTTAATTTTTTATACTTATGTTTTGATTTTAATGTTTGGTCAATTACTTGTTTTAAGTTTTTAACATATTCATCTTGCCTATTAAGTTCGCCATTTTTGCGAAGTACTTTATTTTCATCTTCAAGTTCAGCTATTTGGCTTTCTAAAATTCCAACCTTAACCCCATACTCTTTTAATTGTCTGTGCAGGTCGGCAATAATTTCATCTTGGCTATAAACCCTTTTAACTTGTAAAAGAACTTCTCTATCTACATATTGTTTCATTTCCGTAGTTGTTTTTTAAGTTCTCGTTTAGTTAGTTTTAATTCCCTATGTATTGACATATAAGGAATACCTGTAACCCTACTTAATTCTTTAGCGTTGCAGTTATGCTTGATAGCATACACTCGTAAAAGTTCTGCTTTGTACCAATGCATCTTAGATAACTCATCTTCTACTTTGTTTAGTAAATCTTCGTCTCTATCGTGTACTATTAATTCAACCTCTAAAGGTTTTCGGTATGTGCGGTAAAATTGGCTTGTGTTACTTTGCATCATATTAATCATAGTTCTAACCAAGTAGAACTTCAATACGTTGCGTGTGCGCATATCTATTAAACGTTCCTCATCCATTTCGCATAGCACCTTAAATAGTTCACTTCTTAAATCGTCTCGTAAATCTTCAGGCTGCATTTTGTCTATTGCTTCCTTAAGTTCTCGGCTTTCCCAAAGTTCTAATATGATGCTATTCTTGTTCATATTCTTTTAAGATTAATTTGCCGTTCTCTTCGGTTGCTATGTAACAAAAACAATTTGCTGCTTTTGCTAAGTTTAAAAATGCTATTTGGTAGCTACTAAGTTTATCGCCTATAGCTTTTGTCTCGCAGTAAACCGCTACTCCTGTTTGTGTGTGGAAGCCTACAACATCTGGAACACCTTTCAAGCCTATAAATGTGCGACCTCTAACCGCAAGGTTATTGTTGCGCCATACAAAGCACCCGTTTTTGTTTAAGGTCTTTATAGCTTCTTTGGTTAATTCGTTTGCGGTCATATTACAAAACTATATTAAGAAAATGAAACTTTACCAATTTTTATTTGCTCCTCAAAAAATAAAGCTACGGCTACGGCTCTTGCTTGGTTCTTAAGCCATTGCTCAGTCCATTCGTCTCGGTACTGCTTTGCGCTTATGATGTCCATTTTATTAGCCTTGTAGGTAATAATCTCCATTAGTTTCTTTTTAGCAACTGCGCCATCTTCTTTTGTCCACACCTTGATGCCTGAACTATTAAGCTTTGTAAATACGGATAATGGGTTAAACAACCTATCAAAAGTTCGGTTTTCTAAAAGCTTATATTCTTGGTATGAGTAATCAATTATCTCTAAATCGGTAAGGTGTGGGATTGCTTCTACTCGTTCTTGTGGCATCATTTTTCTTACTTCGTTTGCTTTTTTCTTATACCTATCCATAACCTGACTAAAGTATGCAGGACTAAAGTTCTGGTAGTGGTCGATAAAGTCATTGGCTACCATTTGCTTAAACGCTACTTTAACTTCGTTTATTGTAAAGCCACCATACTCGGTTCTTATCCAATCTTCTAAGATTGCTAACTTAACTTCGCCAGGATTGTTAATACCTACAAGCTGCATAAGGTAAACAAGGTTTTGTTTAAATATGGTAGAGTTTAGATTCCTCATTCTTTCCCCTACAAATGCGGTCAAAATCTCCTTCTCCATAGGAAGTAGAGTAGATGTAGTTGTAGTTTCTAAGCTCTTCGAGTTCGTACTTATTAAGTTTGCGTTGATTATTTGAAGTTCCTTTTGCATCTTCTTTTAGGTTAAATAGACCTTTCCAACCATTTGCCATTGACTGATTAATTATTTTTATAGCAATGTCTTCTTGTCCGTTTGATAATTTTGTTAATTCTTGTAAGGTAGCAAGTTCGCTTTGTGTTGTTCTATATGTAAACTTAAATTGTTTTTTCTTGTAATCCTTCCAATCAAACCACATTTTTTCAAATTCCTTAGAAACAAAAGGAAGCTCTATTATTTCTTTTATTTCCTTTATTTCTTTTCCTTTCCTTTCCTTTATAGCATTGCGGTCGCTATGCGGTGGCATTGCGGTCGCATCATTTACATTAGAAACCCAACGTTTACGGGCGTTTTGACTTGCCTTCTTGCTCTTGCTATCCCTTTCGTCTATGCGTTTTTGTACCGACATACTACCAAAGTTTTCGCCTTCAAATACAAATAAACCAAAGTCGTGTAATACGCTATGCACAACTTCGCTATGCACTCGCAGGTCATAAGCTATGCCATCGCAATCCGTTCGCAATGCGTTTGCATTATTGTAAAGGTCTTCAATGATTGCCCAAAACACCCCGTAACCGAGCATTCCGTGTTTCCTAATAAGGAATTTAATCTTCTCGTCATTACGGCTATTGTAGTCGTGTGAGAAGTAAAAAGTATCTTTTGCCATAAAAAAATAAACCCCGATAGCTGCGAACTACCAGGGTTATTATTATTTAACCACTAAACACATAGGCGGTTCGCAGTTCGTCTATGTGTCTTCTATACTGCAAATATACACTAATTTTCGATAATTTCAATTTTTTGACAAATTCTTTTCATTTTGTCTTTAAACCAATCTTCCGTGTCAATTAGGTTATTTGCTTGTTTAATGTTATGAATTGCGGTAGTATGGTCTTTAGTGCCAGTGTATGCGCTTATCTCTTTGAGGTTCAATTTGGTATACCTTCTAAGTAAATAAGCAGCAGCCTTGCGACCAAAGGTAGTTCGTAAAGACCTATCCCTTCTTGATATATCGCACTCAAATACTTCCTCAACTAATTTAACGATGCTTCTCGCACCTATATCCGCACCTAAAGGCTCGTTGTCTTCTATGCCTAACAACCCTAACTGCGACATCATTTCGTGCAATTTAACGTGGGTATTACGCTGGGCATAATATAACTCCTTTAGTTGTCTTATTGAAACATCTTTATTTCTCGTTAGCATAATTAAAACGGCAATCCTTCCGTGTCTTCTTTAGGTTTGAAATCATTTACATAAATCTTGTAATCTGGTTGCTTATCTTCTGTCTTATAAGCGTTTACCCACATTGAGTATTTAACATCATTAATTGTAAAATTAATTACTTCTCCTTTAGCGGTCTGCTTTTTCCAACCGCCAGTACTCCATTTTTTTTGTTCCATTTTTATTTGTTTTTAATTGTTTAATCTATTAAATATTCAGTAGTTGGAAAAGACATTAAACCTTCCATTATTTCAATTCCTGTTCCAGTTACTATTGCAGTAATGTGTGGGTGATGATTTTCACAAAGATATTTAATTAAGGGTATTGATGCTTCTTTTAATTTATTAAATCTTTCGTCTTCATTTTTTAATTCTTCTTTCATTTTATATGTTTTTATTGTTTATTAATTCACTTAAAATAATCCATTTAAATTCATTTGTACTACATATTTCATCTCCTATATCATTGCTCCATAATTGTAAAGTAGTATTATCTTTATCATTTAATGTTTCAACAAAAAATTTAATATCTTCTTTAGTAGATAAAGAATATAAATTTTCATCTATTTTAATTATTGCTTCCAATTTTAAATATTTCATTACTTTTTAATTGAATATTGAGCTACTAATTTATTTTGTTTTTTCGTACCTACGTTAATTAATTCCGTTCGTACTTTGTAGCCTTTGCGTTTTAATTCAAATACTACGGCTGCTAATCTTAGGCTATTGTACTTCGTTAGAGCCTGAATTGGTGTCAATGTTTTGCCCGAAAGCAAATGTTTCAAGATTTGTTGTTTCTGTGTCATTGTTATTGATTGGGTTAAAAAATACAGGTTTGTCTAATTTGTTTTCATACTTTTTAATAAAGGCTAATAAGTCCTCGTATGCTTCTTCGTTATACCAAGCATAGTGGTAAACTTCTGCCAGGAGCATCTGCCTTTCAAATGGTAATAGTTCCCTCATTAGCTTTCTTTTTGGTTATAGGTTTGGTTGTAGTATTCTTCTCCATTATCATGTTTTTCAATACCAATTTTTATTTTTTGTATTTGTAAAATTGTGTTTTTAATATTGACAAATTCATTTAAAGCAGTTGCAAATTTATCCATACCATATAAATGAGCAGCTATTATCTGCTCTTTTTCTTTTTCAAGTATATTTTTCTTAATATCTTCCCAATCAAGTATTTCTTTAACATAATAAGTATTTTCTAAATACTCAATTAATTCTTGCATTGCTGTTTTCATTAACTTTTTTTAATTGTTTCTTTAATCTTGTTAAATTCGTCTAAGGTCTTGATAGCTTTGATTTTCTCAATAGCCTTATACTTTTGTTCCTGAGTAAACTTTGTCTTATCTAACTGCTCAATTAAGAAAGCTTTTTGTCCTTCGCTTACTTCGTCTTTATGCTCATTAGTAGCATCTGCATCTTTTGTGTCATCTATTGCGAACAATCCGTTAAGTGCGTATTTACGAGCATAGCTACTTGCTGCACCGGTAATCTGCGAAGCTGACATTCCTTTTTGAAATTCATCTTCTCTGGCAATTCCGCAACATCTTGCACTATCTCCATCTTCATTTTTAAATAGGTGCGCCGTAGCCTTTACATATACCCGACCGCCTACTTCTATTACTTCGTCGCTTAACATTAAAGCATAGCCGTATTTATGGCAGATAGGCTTTGCAGCTTCTATAATATCTTCTGCACTTCGGTACTTGTATTTAGCAAAAGCATTGAATTGGTTTTTAGGTGCTTTTAATTCCTGTTGAATTTTAATTAGGCTCATTTGTTTCTGGTTTTGTTTAGTTTTTAAAATCATAATATATTACCGTTAATACTCCACTAAATAATGTTCCAATAACGGATAATAAACCTCTTTCTACTTTTTCCCACATTGCAGGATTGAACTGCCATAATGTAAAAGCTATTAATAAATAACATATACACATAAGACCTGCCCAAGTTAAAATAATTTTTTTCATATTATTTGTTTTGTATGTCTATGTTATAGTGTTCTAAAATTTCGATAATCGGTTCTTGTCTTTTCTTTAGGCTTACAAAGTATTCGTAAGCTTGTGAGTATTCCAAGTACATACTTGCGCTATCGTATTTGTTATCTACTAAAGTGTAGTAGAATATTGTGCCGTCTGGCTTAGTTTCTTTTACAAATTCAATCTTCATATAATTCGTTTTTTAAAAGTTCAAGTTCTGCATTGTGTTCTACCCAACGAGTGAAGGTGTAATCGTCATCTTCGTAATCGTAGTTTTTAGGTAGTAGAGCAGGGTCGTAAGGGTTTGATGTACTCCTGCTCCCGTCGATTAAGATGTTCCCGTATCGCTGATATTGGAACATTTGGTAGGTGGTTAAATGTGTCATTTTGTGTTTTGTTTCAACAAAAATAACACATTACACAATACAAAGTGCAAAACTATTAAAATATTTTAAAATTATTTTTGCAACAATGTTGCATTTGCACATCAAATTGTGCAGTTTATAGCACATTTTGTACAACAGAAGGTACAAAAAGTACTAAAAATACTACCTATAAAAGCTTTTGAAAGTAAAGTTTATCGTGTCCCCCGTAAGAATATTCGGGTAAGTAAAGCCTAAACCCACACGAGATAAGGTTATTAGCTGAAGGGAAGTTGTCTAAGGTTGTGTATGTAATAGCTATATGGCAAAAAGTAGATGCTGCCTTTAGCCTGGTCTTAATCATTCGTCTTTGTATGCCTTGCCCTCTATGTGATTTCTTAACCCACGCTCGATTAAATATGCAGATGCCTTTAGAGTAAATAGAACCACAATAAGCAACTATCTCGCCTTCGTCAAGCATAACCCACCATTCCCGATTGAACTGGAACTCGTCAGCGCAACCCTTAAAGTTTGGGTTGGTGTAATCTAATTCCCTTAATTGCTCGTAGGTTTCTCGGTCTAAAATATTGCCGAAGCTAAATATCTTTTTGAGGCGCATTGTGTATCTGTTCAAGTTTAGTTAAATAAAGTATTGCATCTTGCAGTTCCTCTTTTAAATGCGTTATCCATTGCCCTGTGCTTAAATCATTCCTATCCATTGTAGTTCCGTATTTAGATTTGCCTACAAGTTCACGCCTACGCATATCTTCAATTACTAAGCTAAGTATTTTACTGTCCATTTATTTGTCGGTTTTGCTATGTATCTTAAAACAAGTTTTGCACTTGTATAATATTTTCTTTACTCCTGTTGCAGTTGTGCGCCTCATTTGTATAACTAAGTCATCGCTTCCACATTCAGGGCAAGAGCCTCGGTCTTGACCGAATATAACCCCGTAATGTGTTTTAGGTTCTATGTGATTTTTAAGTGCGTTAAATACCTGCTCTAATAACACAACATCTTTTTGGCAATACTTAATCATCTTAGCCATAGCTACTTTGTCCTTATGTAAGACAATGTCTTTCCATAAACTATACTCGGTTTTAATCTTAGTGCCGATGCCTAAGTAGTCAGCTATGTAGTTAAGCTTGTTGCTATTAAATCTAAACTTTTGCCTTGCTACCTTTAGCGTGTCGATAGTAACGTAAGAAGGGAACATCTCTATCTTGTGAAATAAACACCTGGTTCTTATCCAAGCAAGGTCGAACTTATCGCCATTGTGTCCTACTAACTCCGATGCCGTGTTTGCTACTTCAATAAAACTTTGAAGCATCTTTTTGTCGTTTTGCTTTGCGTCCCATTGTAAGTGATAAACTTCTTTTTCGTCTTCCCACTTGTAACAAATACAAATGATAGCACGTTCTTTGATAATACTTTCGGTAGAGATGTTTAATTTAAAACCGGCAGTCCAAAAGAAACCGAGATTTGGGCTGACTTCCACGTCGAAATAGAGGCGTTTACGTTTAGATTTGAGCAAGTTGTTTTTTGTCATAGTATCTTTTTTTCACCTTTTCCAAGATGCGTTGTTTATTTTGTATATACCAATCGTGTTTATACTTTACCTTGTCTTTACATCTCCCGTCTTTATATCCGCCCATCAATTCTGGTGTGTTACAAATATGCAATCCTGTTTCTATTGAATGTCTTATATTTTCTGCTACTGTAACATACTCTAAATTGCTCGGTCTATTATTTGTTTTTACTCCGTCTTTGTGATTAACTACATAATCTTTTGGTCTTTCTCCTAAAATAAACTTAGCTACTAACGAATGAATTTGATAACTTTTATTATTCATTTTCACTCTTAAATATCCGCTTTCGCTTTTATTTATTGACAACTCTCTACCTTTAGCGTGTTTGGAGTTACTAAACACTTTTACTTCTCCTGTTTCTAAGTTTATGCTTACTTCATAATACTTAGGCATCTTAAACGTTTTTATCATAATCTTTGATTTTCTCAAAGATACCAAACTTTTTTTATTCAACAATTATTTTTTGCTGAATTTATCTATTGTGGTGTAACCCATAGCAAATAGCGTAAGATACAAGACGGCATCTACTAACTTATCGCTTGGGTTAATTTTTAAGATTATGTTTAAGAACAGGGATATAAAAAGACAAATGCTGCCAAGCATAGCCACTACTCTTTTATGGCTAATACTGTTGCTTTCGTCCGATAATAAATTAACTAATATAGTTCTAAAGTTGCTCATATAGTTTAGCTTCAGCCTCTCTCCGCCTCACTAACCCTTTAAGCACAACACCATTTGCTCTCGTCCATTTTTTAAACTCAGCAGGAATAGAAGGGTCTTTAGGGTCAGCATTTACCTTTTTTAGTAAAGTGCTTTTCTTTAAGTTACCAGTCCCTACATTGAAAGTAAACGAAACTAATGCAGAAAAATTGTTTTCGCTTACATTTGATTTTACAAGAGCATCTGTCATTCTCGCAAAATCGTCAATGATTGTGTCAAATAAATCATTCGCTCTTTGCTGAGTAATCACATCGCCTTCCTTTACTTTGCTTCCGTCTTCGTAAAAAGTATTGCCATAGCCGATAGTCCATACACCTGCCGGGCATTTGTACGCTTTTAACTTGCACCCTTCGAAGTGCTTTATTAAGTCCCTACCTGCTTTGTTTACTTCCATAACTTATTCCAATATGCTAAAATTAATATAATCGCTATTATAAGACCGATTAGAGCCTTCCAAAAGTTATTCTGTGTGGTTACCTTATTTTTATCTACCATCGAAATTTGAGCCGTTTCTGTGCGATTTAACGCTATTGTGTCTTTTTTAATAAGGCTATTATTGTTCTCCTTCTCGCGTGTCTCGTATATCCACTTAGTTACGATTTTGGGAACTACTATAATACTATCCTTTGCTATCCGTATTGTGTCATAGATAGTAACCTCTTTTGTAAATACTTGCTCCTTCTCTATAATCTTAGTAACGCTATCATAAAAAGTAAGATGCACGGAGTCAATCTTAGTTGTCCCCGTGCTATCATAACGCTTTTCAAACTTCTTAACTGAAGCGCAAGAAGTAAGTAATAAGGCTAAAAGTATTAATCTCATTTAAGCTTTTTGGTCATTTTGTAATAGTATCGAATAGCCATAAGACCTGAAACGATAGCCACCAAACTTGCAATCAATGTGAATAGCGGTTGAATATTTGTAATGCTAATTGTAGCACTAACTAAAGATACGATTGTTGATTGGTCTGCTTGGTGGTTATTTGCCATTATAGTTCTTCTTCTTCTTGTTTGTTAAATTCTACGCCAGTTACCCAATCTTGTAAGAATGTAAAATTTTCCAAGCCTTGTGGATTGACTACGTTAATTATTTGAAAATCAAATTCTTTATCATTTAAGGCTTCAATATCTTTTGTAAGCTTCTTAATACCTTCTTTTGAGAACTTGTAATCACTTTTTTCATTAAGTAATAAAATACCTTTTTCGTCTACCGAAGCGTTATCTAATCTTAATTCCTCAACTTGCTTATTGTACTCATCAAGATACTTAGCTATTTTTTCTTGAACTTTGAATAGCTTTTTTTGAACTTTTGTTTCCTGACTTCCAATAACATACTTTAATGTTGTTGCTAATTGTAATAGTTGTTTGTACTTCATATTGTTTTTTTTTTGTAAAGATATATAGATTTTATTTATTCCACGGCAAAGGTAAATTTACAATGGGTGGGTTCTTAAGGTTCTCGATTTGAGTATCTAAGTTTGACTCCATAGCATCTACGTTGTTTCCTGCTACTAACCACTCGCATACTTGGTCGAAAGTTAAATCGTCATAAGCAGTAAAGTCCGTGTCCGAAGGTGTAGCGCAAGACATCGCTCCGTAAACCTCAGCGTTGTAAGTTTTGTCTCCGTCTACTTGCTCTGCTTGATAACGCCAATGCACTACCTTAACCACGTCGGTCAAACCATCTTCGCTTGGAGCGGTGTCCATTTGCGATACTACCCATTTAAAAGTTGTCATATTATTTTATTTTATCGTTTAATTCTTGAATTGCTTTAATAAGTACAGGTACTATTTTGCTATAATCTACTCCCTGCATTTCTTTTCCGTCTTTTACTCCGGTTACTGCGTAGTTAATTACTGATTGTAACTCGTGAGCAATAACACCATAAGAACGGGTTTTATCTGCCTTCCATTCGTAGTCGTATGCTTTTAACTTACTAACTAAATCAAGTCCGCTGAAATCTTTAAGGTCTTGTTTTAATCGGTAATCTGAAGATGTATTGTAGGCGGTTGAAGTTGTATTAAAAGTTATAGAACCAACTACCGCAACTCCTGTATAATGAAATCTCATTGCATAGTTTGTATAAGAAGCAGGATTACCACTCATTAAAATTCCATATTGAGCACTCCCCGATATAAGACCTGTAATTTCTAATGTTTCAGCACCATAGGTTGTGCTTTGATTCATTGCTATCTGCCCCCCACTTGTTATGCGGAAACGTTCGGTGTCATTAGTTGCGAATACAATAGGATACGCTCCACTACTCCACATAACTCTTGCATACGCTCCTGCACCAAAACCTGTATTAGTAGAGTTTTCTATACCTTGATAAAAATACCCACCATCATTTTGCCACTGACTAATAGCAAAATTTGTAGTACCGGTTACTCTTATTCTTGCCAAAGTAGTTGAATATGCATCTATAATATAACTTGGCGATGTAGTACCTATACCTACTGAGCCTGTGCTTGAAATAACTAATCTATTTGCCGCAGCGGTTTCATCATAAATTGAAAATCCTGCATTAGAAAATCCCGGAATATTTGCACGAATACTAAAAGGTATTTGACCTACTGCCGAACTTGTTAATCTAATAATTGGTGCATTAGCCCCTGCATTTATATCTAATATTGCAGTCGGACTTGTTACACCAATCCCCAATCTACCACTTGCATCTAACGTCATTGCTTGGGTAAAGGATATAGCGTTACCTGCCGTTCCTGAAGGGGCTTGAAACCAATAATGTACACCATCTGCTTGTGCTTGATATGATGCAAACCCATTTGTTGCATATAAAA